CTTCAGGAAGGTCGAGGCGCCGCCCTGTGCCGACGGCCACGTCAGGCTGTGTGAAGTTGTGGTGGCCGCGGGGATGTGGGTGAGCGTGCCGGACGTCGCGCCGTTCAGCAGCAACTGCTTCGACGAGAAGTAGCCGTCCTTGGTCACCGACGAGAGCAGGACGTCGGAGTTGTTTCGCCAATCCTGCAGGTTCGCCGTCTGGCCGGAGTAACCGAGGATCGCGAGCGGGACCATCCCTACTTCCGAGGGCACTACTGTGAGCGAGCGGGTGAGCGCCAGCGCCCCCGTCCCGACGCCGAAACGACCCGAGATGTCGACCTTCGAGACCACGGACCCGTTGTAGTCCCAGCGCGTCAAGTCAGAGGCTGACGCCGTCGATGCCTCGAACTCCACCCACGAGACCTGGAAGTAACCGTTGGCCGCGTTGCCGCTACCGCTGAAGTAGATCTTCAGCGTCGAGTACGGATTGGACTGCGCCTGGAGTAGCGCGACTTCCGCGGAAGACAGAACGTGCGTGATAGTGGCGAAGCTGGTGGTAAGTGCGTTGCCGGTGCTGTTGATGATCCGCGTTCCGCCGGCGTAGAACTCGTAGTTGAAGGTCGGGTCGGGGTTGCCGGTGTCGATCAGTCGAGCACGCACCCGCAGCGTGTGCGGCGTGGACGCCGCCTGCACCGAGATCGCCGACATCGCAATCTGGCAGATACTGCCGAGACCCCCCGCGGCCTGCGTGATGTAGTCCGCGTCGTCGGCCACGACTTCATCAATGTAGCTGTAGAGTTGCGTTCCGGCGTCGCTGCCGACCCAGGTTCCGTCTCCCAGATCCGAGGAGGGGCGAGCGTAGGCGACCGTGGTTTCCTCGGTAAGCTCCAGAACCGCGTTGGGGCTGGTGGTTCCGATGCCGAGGCGAACATTCGCCTCGTCGTATCCCATCAATGACCCGAACAGGATCTTGCCCTTATCGGAGTCGAGCGTGCTGGCGAGAGTCAACGTCCCGTTGGCCTCGACGCCGCCGTGAGCCACCTGCCCGCCGAGGCGCCCGAGCAGTTTCAGGAAGGTGCCATCGTCGCTGTTCTGGAGCAGCGAGTTGCCGCTGCCGTCCGGGGTCTGGCCCTGTTGGATGCGGGCCATGCCGCGGCTGTTGTCGCGCAGGTAGTAGTCGATCTGCCCGATGATGCTGCGGAGCCGCGGGACGAAGTCTTCCTCCAGCGGCGACGGGATCGACGCGTAGGGCACGCCCGTGTAGTCGCGCACCGGCTACCTCCCGCTGTCCTCGAGCCCGAACCCGGTCCCGTCGATGATCAGCTGCTCGAAGGCCAGCCCCGAGGCGGTCGCCTGCATCGTGATCTTCGCGCCCTCGTTCATCTGGCGGAACACCACCTTGTGCAGCGGGGCCCCGGCGAGTGTGACCGTCTTCGCCCCGTTGGTGGTCTCGCCGGTGTCGTTGGTCTTGGTCGTCTTGGTGGTGTAGGAGAGCGTCGGCGTCGTTGAGCCGTAGTCCACCGCGTAGCCGTAGACCTCGCCCAGCTCCCACTCGTTGCCCATGCCGTTGAGGTACATCCGGCGGGTCGTGAACTCCATCCGCGGGTCGTGGGCCGGGATCGCCGTGCCGTTCTCGCGGTAGACCTTGCCCGCCCCCGCCGCCGTCGCCGACCCGCCGTAGCCGAGATAGACGCTGGCGTCCCCGGAGGCCCGCGTCGCCGCCCACGCGCTCTTGAGGTCCGCATAGGCGGCGCTGCCGGCATCGTAGTTCCGCATCCGCAGCAGCCCGCCGACCTTGGGCTTGCCGTTGATGATGTGCTCGGCGTGGTAGGACAGCGGCAGGCAGAGGTAGGTCTCGGGCGTGTAGTAGTCGTTCCTGAAGTAGAACAGCAGCAGGCGGCGCTCGCGGTCATTGATCAGCGCGATCGGAGTGCTGGTCACCGTGCTCGAGATGATCGTCCGCCAGTCGATGTTGTCGGTCAGGGTGATGAAGCTGAACCCGTCGGTGGCGTGGATGCCCTGGTTGGAGACGAACGCCGCCAGCTCCGGCTTCTCGTCGGTCGAGAAGGTGCAGACGCACATCGGTCCGACGCAGCCGAAGGAGCTCGAGATCACCTTCATCGCCTTGCCGCGATCGAAGGACGAGTCGCGCTCGCTCGGCAGGTAGTTCAGCCGGTAGGTCGCCGAGTCCAGCCACACCACCAGCGTGCTGTTGACGGTGCGGATCGCCCGAACCTGGTCGTTCTCACGCGATTCGATGTCGAGGAAGTAGGTCGACGGGAAGTAGTCGGGCTCCCCAGGCGTGCTCCAGCGCACCAGCGACGGATTGGTGGTGTCGTTGATGACCAGCGAGTCCTCGTAGAAGTCACCGCACGAGGCGTTCGAGGGCGGCCCGTTGCGCCCGACCTGCACGTTGATCCCGCCGAACTCGTAGACCACCGTCGGGAACTGGACTGCCGTGTCGGCCGTCCCGCCGTAGTTCACCCTCACCCTGGCGTAGTCCACCGACAGCGTGGCCGCCTTGCCGGGGGAGCTGCCGGGGCCCGAGTAGTAGGTGCTGTTGTAGCAGATGATCGAGACGCCGAAGGAACCGTCGAAGTCGGCTGGCTCGAGGCGCTGCTCGTCGGGCTGCGTCCAGAGTCCGGTGAAGACCACCGTGTTGGCGCCGCCCAGGGTCGTCGCCGTGATGTCGTAGTGCTGGGAACCAGTCTTGAAGTTGTTGTAGCCGACGCGCCCCGCCAGCCCGTCGATGGAGTCCGACGTGCGCTTGCCGATCTTGACGTTCATCCGCACCGGAGCCGCGCCCGCCGACACCCACGCCTTGACCTCGACGTCGATGCTCGTGATCGAGCCCGAGACGCCGGTGAAGGCGAAGCCGTAGAGGGTCTGTCCCTTCGGCCCCCCGCCGACCGTGGTCGCCAGCGTCATCGCCGCCCCGCCGTCGGACGACGAATAGGCGTTCGAGACGCTGCCCGCGTCCGCCCATTCCTGCGCCCCGGTGTTGGAGGCGGTCGGCAGGAAGTAGCTGGTGAAGTTGCCGGTCAGCTGGTCGTACTGGGCGGTCACCGCGTTGGGGGCCTCGGCCACCTTGAATCCGATCGGGAACGCCTTGTCGGAGGCGAACTCCTTCTTGGTGCTGCGGTAGAGCCGCCAGTCGGTGGTCCCGGCGTTGCGCGGCTGCGGCACCGTGATGATCGGGACCTGCGCCGTGCTCGCGACCAGCACCGTCACCGGGTTGCCGACGAAGGTGCTCTCGACCTCCTGCACCACCCCGTCCTGCGTGTACTTCCTGACCTCGGTCGTCCAGTACTCGTAGTAGCCGGTGATCGGCTGGCTAAAGTTGCCGGCCGCGGTCGTTGCTCCGGGGGTCGTGTTCACCGGCAGCAGCCCGTGCGGGCGCACGCTCATCGTCGAGCCGACTCCGGTCGATGAGAGATAGGCGACCAGGTTGGAGTTGGCGACCGTGGTCGCGGTGCTGGTGGTGCCGTTGAAGAGGTAGTAGCGGTTGCGGTACTGCGCCGCCTCGAGCTGGGTGCCCATGCCGATGCCGGCGGTCACCAGCGCGAAGGTGCCCGTGTCACCGACCGGCGCCGAGTAGTAGCCGCCGCTCGCCAGCCCGATCAGGTACTGGTCGCTGTTGTCGAACTGGATGTCGCGCAGCCCGACCACGTCGACCGCGGTCGCCGAGACGGTGCCGAACGGCGTCCGCCCCATGCTGCGCTGGAGCGCCCCCTGGCCGGGCAGGTAATAGCAGTTCCAGGCGTCGGCAAGCTGGCCCGGATCGAGCGTCGCGGGGTCGGAGATGTTGTCCAGCCCACCGGTGAGCGGTTCGATGTGGCGGGCCATCTCAGCCCCACATGTTGTCGAGCGTGTTGCGGACGCTGTTCGGTCCCCACGCCGGGTTGTAACTGTAGGCACCGGGGATGAACATCAGGTCCTCGTCCGGCACGCGCGTCTGGTCCGCCATCATGGTCTTGATGCCGTCGTTCGCGAACGCCAGCCAGGTCGCCGCCTGCTCGCCGCGCCCCTCGCCCTTGTCCATCAGGAAATGCCACTTCGCCCAGGCGATGACGTAGGGCTCGAAGTCCTGCGGGACGTCCAGCGCGTCCGCAGTCGCCGTGGTCGTGGGGACCGTCATGCGTCGGTAGTACCGCAACTGGAGAACGTCCGTTGCCGCCGGTGGCGGTAGCAGCTGGATCTTTCCCTTCGATGCGATGTTGAAGATGTCGTAGCCGACCGAGGTCCTGATGGTGAACTCGTTGACGATTGACCGGTCATACATGCGCCGCCGGATCGGGCGCAGCGTCGACTGCTGGGCGTAGAGCCTGGCCGAGTACGGGGTCCGCCAATCCGTGGGCAGCGGGTAGTAGTCCCGGTTGCCGTAGGCGGTGAGCGGATCCGTCGTGGCGACCCCGGCGGCAACGCTTCCGCTAAATCCCACTGAGCTTACTGCCGTGGCCGTCACGCGGGTGCCGGGCGGCGTGCTCACGCTGATGAGGTCGTCGACGAGGAATCCGTGGCCGACTGGCATCTGCGCGGAACTCTGTCCGGCGGACGCCGTCACCCCGGTCACCGAGAACGGGGGGAAAACGGTGATGGGTGGTGCCTCGGTGAGCAGGAACTCCCAGTTGGCCCGCGTGTTCCAGTGCTCGAGCGCGGCGTTCAGTGAGCGCCCGGCGCGGTTGCACATCTCGGTGTCGCCCGAGGCCCCGGCAGCGTCCGCGATCTCCTGCACCGCGGCACTGATCGCCTTGGTGCTCTGGTTGAACAGTGCCACCTAGCCCTCCGTGGGCGCAGGCACCTCGGCAGCCTTCTCGGCCTCCTCGGTCTTGCGCTTGAACTCCTCCCACTGGTCCTCGGGCATGTGCGGCTGCTCGAGCTTCGCCGCCTCGCGGAGCTCCTCGTAGAAGGCGATCTGCTTCGCGACGTGCTTGAAGGCGTCGCGGTTCTCGGCCACCCAGTCCTTGGCGTTCGCCGCCAGCGTCTGCCGCAGCGTCTCGTCCTCGATCAGCCGCGAGAGCTGGGTCTCGAACTCCTGCGGGGTCTTGAACAGCAGGCCCGTCTCACCGTCCACCATCTCGTCGAGATAGGGCCCCGTCGCCTGCGCCAGCGTCGCCGCGGGCTTCCGCATCACCGAGCCCTCGTAGAACTTGATCGCCGAGCGGCACTGGTTGAAGCGGTTGTCGTTCAGGGGCGCGAGATTGATCTGGTGGCCCATCATCACCAGCCGCAGCTTGTACTCCTGGTAGGGGCACCAGTTCACGAACGTGTACCGGTCTGGCGGAATCAGCTCGGTGACCCAGTGGTAGAGCTGGCCCCAGATGATCCAGTGAACGTGCGGGTACTTCTTGGTCAGCGCCCCGAGCTGGTCGCGCAGCGGATACCAGTCCTCGTAGTGCGACGCCCCGCCCTGCCACAGGATGTTCAGCCGCGACGGATCGTCCGCCAGCCGGACCTGCTCGTAGTGGTCGAACCGCACCAGGTTAGGGAACACCTTGACGCGCCGCGGCATCGTGTCCTGATGGATCGCCGCCGCGACCCGCGGGGTCGTACAGGTCACCGCGTCGGACATCTCGACGATGCTGCGGTAGGTCTCGAGCGTGTGGCGATTGCGGGCGAGGTCGAAGCCGTTCTGGCCGTCCTCCCACAGCACCTTGCGCTGGCCGTTCTGCACCACGCCGATCTTGTGGCCGATCGGGATGTCGCGCCCCTCGTGATCGCGGATGCCGAGGCCGCGATAGGCGACGTTGTACGGGTTGACGTTGAACAGGTTGTCGTCGGTGTCGACCACCATCGACGGCGACCACTTCCAGACGTCGTCGCGCTTCGAGGGCAGGAACGACTTGGCGATCCTGATGTTGTGCAGCGTCGAGTCACCGATCGGCTGATAGAGCAGGATCACGTCGGCTTCGCAGAAAGCCTTGACGCGCTGCTCCTCGCCGATGCCGGCGTCGTTGGTGTCGACGTGGACACGGATCGGCAGCCCCATCTCGTGGGCGGTGTGAAACGGAACGAACACGCGGTAGTAGTAGCTCGCGTGCCAGTTCCTGGGAACGTAGGTGTACACCGTCAGCGGCTCAGCCATTCACTTCCCCTTGCGCTTGCCGAACATCTTCCCCCACGCCGCGCCGATCTTCTCGAACGGAGTGGGCTGGTCGAACTCCGGGTGTGCCCCGGCGCGGATGCCGCCGCCCTGCTTCGCCGCGCTCTGGAATCGCCCGGCGAGATCGCTCGGGTTGAACCCGACGGTGTCCGGGGCCGAGCGCTGCTTCGGCGCCGGACGCTTGCCGAAGGTGAAGATCGCGGCCATCTCAGCCTCCCTTGCCGTGGCTGACGATCTTCGCCGAGCGGTTGCTGCCGGCCTTGCCGGCCTTGTGCTTCTCGGCGTCCTGCCCGCCCTGCGGCAGGGCCTTCGGGCTCTTGCGACTGCCGAGCGGGGGAGCGTTGTCGTCCGCGAGGGGCGGGGCCATCTTCCGAGACTTGATCGCGCTGCGTGCCACGTCGACCTCCTAGTCGTCGTAGGTGTAGACCCGCTCCCGCTTGCCGGTGGTGCGGATCGCCTTCGACACCTTCCTGTCCGATGCGAACTTCCGCGCCGGCCGCGTGTACTCACGACCCGACACGGCTTCCGTCTCGAGCACCGCTTCGGTGTTCTTCGGCGGCAAATCGCGCTTCCTCACCTTCTGCCTCGCCATCACGGCGCCACCTTCCACGACAGCTCGGGCACCATCATCCCGTGGCCGTCTGCCGTCTGCCCCGACCCGCGCTGGGTGCGGCGATCGTAGGTGCAGTGCTGCGGATGCGCGTCGAGCCAGGCGTAAAACTTGCGCTTGTTCTGCATGAAGTCCGCGTCGAGCAGGATCTCGAGGTCGAGCAGTGGGCCCTGAATGCTGGCGACGCGGCGGAACTCGTTGCCCTTGTGCAGCGTGCCATCATCGAGCGCGCGCAGTTCCTTGATGGCTTCGTAACGGTCGGCGAAGACCGGGTCTTCGGCCATCCGCTCGGCGATCAGGTCGCCCGCGTCCTCGTTCGGAGCCACGAAGAAACTCATGGCTACTGCCTGCCGGCGCCCGGCTTGTAGCGCGAGAACGGCTGCGTCTTGCCGTGGTCCTCGTTCTCCCGCAGCACCGGGGTGTGGAACGACGGCTTCGTCCCGGCCTCGGTGTCCGGGCACGCGGACTGCGGGTCCGCCGCGCCGCCCGGAATCGGCCCGGTCACCGACTTGAAGATGTCCTCGCGCGGGAAAGTCGTCTCGCCGACGATTTCGTTCGGGTCCCAGCCCTGCTGCTTCGAGATGATCTGCAGCGACCGCGCGGTGTTGTTCGCACGTCCCATCAGTTCCTCCACCGGGGTGAGGGGAGGAGCAACGGCTCCTCCCCACCCCATTCGCCTGCCGGTCGCCCGGCTAGGTCACCAGCCCCGACGCGCCGGTCACGTTGACGAACGCCCCCCAGGCGCTGGGGTGCGTCATCTCGAGCGTGAGCTCCATCAGCACGATGCCGCGCGTGTTGTCGCCCTGCTTCCCCATCTCCTTGTGCTGCGGGGGACGGTAGAAGGCGAGCTTTGCCATCGAGCGATCGCCGATGAAGTAGGCGTATCCGGATGCCGACGCCGGACCCATCGGGATGAAGCGGTCGGTGATGACCGCGAACAGCTGGTTGAACGGCGACTCGAAGACGTCGATGTTCGCCACCAGCCGCTGGTCGGTGGCCGCGATGTTGCGGACGTTGATCGCGGAACCGATCGTCGCGTTGACGAATTGCAGCTTGGTCGCCGGAGAGAACCAGAGCGAGTCGGGCTCGGCTCCGCCGGTGAACATGCCCTGCGCGAGGCTGATCATGTCACCGGTCGTGAACCCCGTCGCCGCAGACGCGGTGACGATCGGGATGGAGGCTCCGCCGCCGAACAGGCCGCGCAGACCGACCATGTACGGAGCTGCGGTGATCGCAGCCGTCTCCGTACCGGTCGCTGCTCCGGTTGCCGTCACCAGTCCGTTCTTGAACACGGTGTACTCGCAGTTGCGGGCGAGCACCTTGAACTCCTTCATGATCTGGTGCTCGTACATGTCGCGAATGCCGGCGGGGTTCGCCTGGCGCTCGCGGTCCGACACGATGACGTCGCGTCGGAAGATCTGCGTGTTGTTCCAGAGACGCAGCGGAACGGTCAGGGTGTCGCCGCTGAAGTCGACGCCGTCCGGCGCTCCGGCCGAGGACACCGCGGCCAGTGTGTCGATCGGCCATGAGTGGACGACGTCGCGGGCGCGGATCTTCGGGGCACCCGAGAAGAAGGGCGTCTGGAAGGAGTCGATGATCGTCAGGACGTCGGTCAGATCCTCGTGATGGATCGCCGTGTCCGTGGGGAAGAACCCGATGTCGAACGTCGACACCAGATTCGCGGGAAGTGTGTAAGTCGCCGGCATTTCGGATCCCCTCCTTGGGATGTGCCGCTGGGTCTATCGGGTGTAGAAGTCTTCCGATACGACCTGTCGCAGTCGTGCCTTGGCGAACGCCGTCGGATCTCCGGTCTTCTGGTAGTGGTCCCACGCGCGGGCGGCCTGATCCTGGCTCTCCGCCGGGATCGGGTTCGTCCCGCTGCCGGTCCGCATCGACGGGATGGAGGCTTCCTTGCGCGGCCCCCCGTTGGGGGTCGGCTCCGGCGTCCCAGCCCTGCGCCGGGACTCTCCGAACTTGAGGAAGGCGTACTCCATCGCTCCGACCGGATCGGTGTTGAACATCTTCGAGTACCGCTGCTTGACCGTACTGTCCGTCTCGATGTACTGAGCGACGTCCGACTCGAACTTCTGGTAGTCGGGATACTCGCCGACGAGCGTTCCGCGCGCCTGGATCCCCTGTGCCAGCGGTGCGAAGGCATTGCCCACCACCGCCTGCACGAACTCACCCAGCGCATCCACCGGGATGCCGTAGTCGGTCAGGCGGTCGATCGCAGTGGCCTGGAAGCGGCCACTCGCATCGCGCTGGGGCACCGACTGTCGCGGCTGACTCACCTGCTGTTCGAGCTCGGTGAGCCGGTCCTTCAGTCGCTTCGCCTCGGCGCCCGAGGCCCGGTACGCCTGTGCCAGCGCCTCCGGCGACGGGTAGCCCGCGAGATCGGGGGTCGGGTTGTTCGGGTTCTCGTCAGCCATCGCAAGGATCCTTCCTCACGGGTTCGCCGTGGCAGGAGTGCCGGAGTCGAGTTCGTCGAGCCGGCTGTTGTGCTCGTACTCAGCGATGAGGTTCGGCCAGATGCCCACCATCCATTCGGCTTCACGGATGCGGGCACGCAGATCCTCGTCGCTGACAGTCGCCATCGGGCCACGCCGTTCGGGCGGGCTCACGACGATCGCCTTCAGGGCTTCATGCCCGCGGGCGAGTACGAGCGGTCGAATGACATCATTCCATCCTGCGGTCTGCAGGACAAGCCGAAGTTTCGCAACCTGCTGTTCGTCGAGCATCAGGCCGCCGCTCCGGTCGGGCTCATCGACCCGGCCAGCCCGCCCACCGGAGACTGCTGCTGGTTGTTGCCGAGCAGCGCCAGTAGTTCGGGGGAGAGTTGTGGCAGGTTGCTCGAGGATGCGGCATTCGCCACCGCTCCGGGCGACACCCCGGCCTGCTCGGCGAGCTGGTTGACCGCCGGGACCTGGTTCACCAGCAGCTCATCGACGTTCTTCATGTCGAACATCTGGAAGGTCTGGCGGGCGAAGTTCGCCCAGTTCACCAGCTGCATCATCGCCGGGTTCGAAGACATGATCTGGACCAGCTGGAGCACGTTCTGCTGGCGCACGGACTTGCCGAGCGCCTGCGAGGCGCCCACGGCGCGCGCACGATAGTCGGGAGCCAGGTCTTCCTCGTCGATCGTCACCCGTTCGGGTGGCAGGGGAAGCCCGGTGACCGGGTCCACGGAGGCGAGGCTGCCGAGGATCCTGACCTCGTGCGGCGTCGTGAGCAGCATGCGGTCGAGATCGCGGAACCCGTTCGCCAGCGGCTCGACGAACTGCTCCTCGAGGATGCGGCTCTCGAACGCCAGCCGCGTCATCACGTTCTCCTGCCGGCCGAGGAAGCCGCGGGCAGTCTCGCGGTCACCCGACTGCAGGCCCATGATGATGTCGTTGATCCCGGCCCCCAGCTGCATGAACTGCCACAACTGGCCGATCTCGTTGTAGGCCAGCGAGACGCCCTGCATGTTGGGCTGCAGCGCACGGATGTTCGAGTCGTCCGCGGCGCCGTCGACCAGGATCATCCGGCCGGCGCGGGTGAAGAGGTGCTGGGTATTGATGTTGGCCGTCGAGCTGACGACGTACATCGGGTCGATCAGGAGGTCGAGCGCATCGAGTTTCTGGTTGGCGATGCGGTTGACCGTCTGCTGGGGGCCGTAGGCGACCTCGGCCTTGCCGACACCGTCGAAGCTGTAGGGGTCGGGCATCGGCGAGTAGGACTTGAACGGCTTCACGTTGGGCTGGCTCGAGGGCCGGTTCTTCAGCACCACGCGGCCGTTGCCGATGGCGATGCAGCGGTGGCGGATGCCGTCGGGGCAGAACTCGTCCGGCACCAGCCCGTGCATCTCCCAGATCTCGACCGGCTTGGCGAACTTCTCGCTCTGGCGGGCCATGTAGTCGTACTCGTTGCGGAAGACCACCCGCCGAGCGACGTACTCGCCGTGCGCGAAGCCCTGCAGCGGGAAGTCGCGCAGCAGTTTCACCGCCTTGGGGTCGAAGTAGGGATCCTCGCTGTTGGCGTCCTCCATCATCTCGTCGAGGCCCAGCCAGTAGCGATGGATCACCCAGTCCATGTCGTCGATGCGCTTCTTGCCCGGCTGCTGCCAGAAGTCGAGGCGGTCGACGGTGTTCCACGTCGGCCCGTCGAAGATCGTCAGGTCCTTCTCGTACTGGACCGGGATCGTCATGCCGGGCATGACCGTCTCGCGGCGCATGAACTTCGACTTCCTCACCTGGTGCTTCCAGCCGTAGCGCGCGATCGCGGTGCCGCAGATGTCCGCCTGCAGCATGAAGTCGATCGCCTGCACGATCGAGTCGGCGTCCTTCAGCTGGGCGGAGACCAGCACCTCGTTCTTCTTGGCCCGCGCCACGTCCTCGGGAGCGTAGCCCTCAAAGGAGACGATCGGCCAGGTGCCGAAGGTGGTCTGGACCTTGCGGGCGACGTCCGACTGGATCATCGCGAAGGTGAAGGGGATGGTGACGTTGTTGCGGAACTGGGAGACGCGCCCCTGCCAGTAGCCGCGGTAGGCGTTGTACCAGTTCTGGAGCCGGATCATCACGCCGTGGTTGTAGCGCAGCGAGTGCTGCCGACGGTAGTCGACCAGCTCGATGAAACGGGCGGAGGACGGCATGTCCCGCCGATCACGCCCTGTCGGGACACCTGAGTTCAGATCCTTGCCGGTTGCCATCCTTGGCACCTCCGCCCATCACGTTACTAGAACTTCGGCCGCTCGTCTATGTCTGCCCGCCCGTTGCGTGCCGCTTGATCGAGAATCCGGTCGATCGCGGTCATCAGGCGATTCCGTTGGAAGTTCAGGTCCATCAGCGCCTTCGCGTCACCGGCCGGCAAGCCCTTGGACTCGGCCACCGCCCGGTGCAGGCGGTCCTGCGCGAACCAGAGCTTGATGTTCACCACTATCAGGTTGTCGACCAGCGATCCCAAGGTGTCGCTCATGTCGTCGCCACGCCCGCTCGGGCGGCGATTGCGTCGCGCAACTTCCTGATGATCTTTGGCCGCTCCAGCGCGATGCTCGGAAGCAAGTTTCGCGCATCTGCCAGCGCCCTGGTGGTCATTGTGATTTCCACCTTTCCGGGCAGGCCGAGGTGCTTGATGGCAAAATCGCTGTTGGCCGCGTAGGCAATCTGCGTCGCCTCGCCCAGCAACTCAATCATGATGTCCCAGTAGTAGTGAACGCAGGCGGGCCACGCGAGGTGTCCCACGACCTCGATCCACTCCGACGTCGCCCACGGGAAATCCATCCGCTCGGATCCGTTCGATCGTGGAGCCATTACTCCGATGCCGGATTTGAATGCCGCCGCCGTCTTCATGACCCACCGGTCCCATCCTGGGCTCACGAACTCACAGTCGTCCGTGGCCGCCCCATAGGCGACGTAGCCGGGGTGGAGGCGGACCAGCTCGTTCATGGACTTCACGGGCCCAATCCGGTCGCCGATGGTCAGTAGTGCACCCGTAGTGAAGCCCTTGTATTGGCCCTCCTGGTCCTCGTCGACGTAAATGGCTACGTCCGCATTGGTGCTGGTCTTCAGCGCTGAGTCGATCATCTGTTGGGCCAGCGAAGCGCGGTCCCGCGTGGCACAGACGACGAGGACGCGACTCATGCCTTCGCCAGCCACCGGTCACGGAACTCCGGCCACAGTTTCCGCAGGTCCTTCTCGGTCTCATTCATCTGGTTCGGGCCGAGTCCCGACCAGATCACCTTCGGATGCTCGCCGATCGGGTCGTGGACGCGCACGCAGGGCACCTTCAGCACGCTCGCCAGCGCCGCGACGCTCGAGCCGCAGCCGATGACCAGCCGCGAACCCTTCATAAGCCGCGCCAACTGAAGGAAGTCTGCATTGTCGTCGAAGTCGGTCCAGCCCGGATAGAGTTCCAGCGCCCGCTTCCGTTCCGAAGGCAGGCCGACGAACACCTTCTCCGCCGGCAGGTCGTCCTTAACGTCGTAGAGGAAGCGCCAGAAGGTCGGGGTCCCCGCGGTGTGGGACATGAATCCACCGTGGAGCACGACGCGGTCGCGAACCTCCGCGACTCCTCCAACATCGAGGCTCTCGTCCTGCGCCACCCCCTCGGGGTCGATCCGCAGCGGCACCGTCGCCAGCGTCTCGAGCGTGATCTGCCGCGTCGGGAACTTGCGGAATCCGAGGTGGTAGATCTCGTGGTCGAGGTGGTCGGAGGTCTTCAGGCCGAAGTCGAACGGCTGGCCGCCGCAGGAGTAGTTCTCGATGCCCCCACGAAGTTCAACCGCCTCCACGCACGGCTGCGCCTCGAACAGCGGCACCAGGGGCTTCAACGTCTTCTCGTCGAGCCACAGCGTGCAGCGCTTCTCTTGCTGCTGGCAGTAGTGGTAGGCCACGGGCCACTGGAGCAGCGCGTCGCCGAGCTTGCCGCTAAAAAGTGAACACCAGGCTCATGCCGTGGTGCCCTCCTTTCGCCTTGTGAGTCCGTGACGGCGCGACCGCTCGCGCTGTTCGTCCATCAGGCGATCGAAACCTGCGACGTCAACGTCGAAGCCGCGCTCGCCAGCGATCTCGACCGTCATCTCGATGGGGAACCCGTAGGTGTCGTGGAGCATGAAGGCGTCCTCCGCGGATACCGTTGGCGGGCTCACTTCGCGGGCTCCTTCACGACGATCATCGCGACGATCTCCGGGTTGATGAACATGGTCTCGCCAGGGCCCTCGATGACGTAGGCCATCCGCGTGTCCTGCGGCGCGTAGACCATCTTCACGTCGAGGAACTCCTGTGGCGGAAACTTCTCGCGAAACGTGACGAGTGCCTTCACACGACACTCACGATCTCGGGCAGCGGGTACATGAACACCGTCCCGGCGCGGATCAGTTCGTGCTCGCGGACGTCGAACTCCTTCTTAAACGCCCACGGCAGCACCAGCACCTGGGGCGGCTTCGCGGCCCGCAGCTCCTCCTCGGTCTTGATCGGCAGCCAGGATCCGACCATCTTCAGGCCATGCTTCTCGGGGTTGCGGTCAGCCACCGCCTCGAACTGCTGGCAGAAGCCGAGGTACTGCAGCAGCACCGTGCCCTTGGTCGAGGCTCCGTAGCACCACGTCTGGCCCGAGTGCATGTCGAGCGTGTGCAGCATCCGCTCGCGCCAGCGCGGGATCCGCTGGCAGAAGTCCTCGAGCTTCTCCGCGAAGTCGGGGCCCTCGGCCTCGAGCAGGCCCCCCAGCGGAGCGGGGTGAGCGAGCGGTCCGGTCTTCATCGCCGTCACCCGCATGCTGCCGCCGTTCACGTCGTTGTGCGAGATGTTGGTGATCGTCATCCCGTGCCGCTCGTAGAGCTTCCGCAGCGTGCCGATGTCGTAGTAGCAGAGGTGCTCGTGACAGATCGCGTCGAAGGCGTTCTGCTCGAGCATCGTCGGGGCGTCGTTGAGCTGGTTGATCCAGACGCCGTCGGGGGTCAGGCTGTCGCGGATGTCGTCGATGAACGGACCCGGCTCGTCGAGGTCGTAGAACATCGCCGCCGACGTGATCACGTCGCAATCGCCGCGCAGCTCGTCGAGCGCCTTGAAGTAGTCGACCACGACGCGGTCGGAGTGTCGCATCAGGTCGGGCGTCAGGTTCCGCGCCGGCTCGAAGGCCACGCGCTCGAACTCGCGCGGCACGCACGAGAGCAGGTAGCCGTCGTTCGCACCGATGTCCACCCAGACCCCGCCGTGATGGTACGAGAGGCCGTCGCGCACCAGATCCTCGAGCGCGTAGCGCATCGTGCCGTTGATGCCGCTGCGATACCAGAACTCCCTGAACAGGAGCTCGGGGTTGGTGGTGTGACCGAGCTGCATCAGGCCGCAGGCGCGGCAGAAGCAGAGGTCGAGAGGCGCCCGTGGCAGCGTCGCGTCCGCCTCCTTCACGAACCGCGGCAGGAACTGGTTGCCGAGGCTCAGCGCCGGCTGCAGCCCGACACCACCGCATGCACGGCAGGTATCTCGTTCGACGTAGACGGCCCCGGCCGTCACCGGATCGGCTCCCGCGGCACTTCGTCCATCCATTGGCTGACCTCGTCGTCCTCAAAGAGTCGCTGGCTGAGCCCCTCGACCTCGAAGGGCGTGGCTCCGCGGTCGTAGGGAGCCTTCTGCTGGGAGAAGCGGCGCATCGGCTGGTAGAGCTCGGGCTGGAACGCGTCGGCGTGAGCGTCGGCCCAGTCGATCTTGAGCCGCTGGTTCACCATGTACTGGCCGATGCGCGCCATCTGCTCCATCAGCCGATCGGAGCCGGGGGAACCCTGCACCACCTTGACGTGCCCGTCAACCCAGAATGAAGCCGCAGCTACCAGACGTTGGGGCTTACGCGTGCCGCCGCGGCTGAACTGCTGGTAGTTCGGCATCGGGATGTTGACGTCGTGGAACATGTTCTGGAGTGCCAGTTTCCAGACGTCCTTCAGCCCGGCCATCGCGACTTCGTTGGTGATCGCGAAGATGTGCCGGCCTTGCTTGCGGTAGCGCTGCACCAGCGCCACGATGCGGGCGCCGAACTCCTCGGCCCGCCACATCGGCGAGCCGTAGCCCTCGATGACGTAGACGTCGCCGGAGCCGTTGCGCGGGTAGCCGTGGACGATGAAGACGGTCTCGTCCTTGCCGACCCGCTTGCTGCCGTCGTCGAGCGCCAGGTCGCAGGTGATCGCGTACCGCAGGGCGTGCCACGGCACGTCCTTGGCGTCAATCAGGCACTGGCGGATCTGGTCCTTGGTGATCGGGTTGAACTCCGAGACCGCGGGGTCGTTCATCACCTGCGCGGCGTAGCGCAGTGGGTCGCGGCGCTGGTAGTCGGCGAGGCGCTTCTCCGGCCAGACCTTGGGAGTGGTAGGCCGGTTCTCCTGATCACGGCCGGCGAGGAAGTAGACGTGCCACTTCCCGTCGGGGTCGGTCGTGATCGAATCCGTCGGGGACCCGGTCAGGGTCTTGACGCCCTCGTCGCGGAAGGCGATGCCGAAGTGGTCGTCGTCGTCGTAGCGCGTTCCGACCATCACCACCAGGCCGTCCGACTGGATCACCGGGAACAGCGAGGTCAGCTGGCCGTTGACGGTCTGCAGCCAGTTCTTGTCCGAGACCAGCCGCTCGTAGGAGATCGGGTCGTCGTAGAAGATCGCGTCGGGGTGGGCGCCCACGATCGAAGTCTCGACCGCGAAGGTGCCGAAGCTCGGGTCCTTCTTCGAGGTGTTCTTGCGCCCGATGTGGACGATTTCCTTGCCGGTCCACGTCCGCGCCCCGGTCGACCAGTTGCCGTAGAGCTTGGTGAAGAGGGAGTACGGGTCGGAACCGTCGAGCACCGCCTTGATGCCGCCGAGCATCTTCGCCGAGAGCTCGCTGCGTTCCGACCCGATGTAGATCGACAGTTCCGGGTCGAGCAGCTGGAGCCAGTTCGATCCGGCCTGCGTGATCAGCGTGGTCTTGCCGACCTCGCGGTGAACCACCACGGCGAGGTGCTTCTGCTCGCCGCGACCGTGCTTGCGCTTCGCCAGCCACTCGAGAACGTGACCCTGGAACCAGTCGGCCAGCGGCTTGTGGACCTCGGGCTCGATCCAGAACTCGCCACGCGGGTTGATCCCCGCCCCGAATCCAGCGTTGAAGAAGGTCCAGAAGTCCGTCTGGCAGAAGTGGCGGAGCAGCTGGAGCTCATCCTCACTCGGCCACGGGAACTCCTTGTGGGACTCCGTCACCAGTCGCTTCGGCCGGCGGTTCGCCAGTGTTCGGTGTCCGCGCGGCTTGCTGCCGAGCAACAAGGGCATCCATGCCCTCCGGTTCTGGGAGCGCGCCAGCCTTCGCCCGCTCCCGGTCCACGATCAGGCGGATCGCAGCGCGCTTGAGCCACTCACGCTGCACTGCGATACCGCGTGCTGCCGGGTAACCCTTCGGCGTTCCGGGCTTCTTGATCTCGGGGAACATCCGGTACAGCACCTTCAGCGACGAGACCTTCTCGGCCTCCTCGAGAACCTCCGATGGCACGTCCTCGATGTGCAGCTCAGGCTTGTTGGTGATCTTCCACGAGCGCTTGGTCGGGAAGGCGCGGTGGTAGGCCACCTGCGCGATGTTCGAGCCGGCGGCGAGGATCATCCGCGAGAGCCGGTCGGTGACCTCTTTGGCGGTCAGGGGCTCGGGGAGGACCACCGCGGTGTTGGTCGCGGAGGCGAGCATCTTCAGCGCGCGGAACCGGTCCGCTCCGGCATTCGGGTCCTGCGCGATCTCGGTGACCGTCGCCAGGACCTCGTCGATCGACATGCGCTTGGTCTCGTTCATACGCCCCTCACGATGATCCCCTGCACGCACGCCTCTCGACTCGTGTACCCACTGTAGGTGACCGTGTGTGTGCCGCCGTCGTGGACGGCGACCCATGGTCCCGTCGCGTCAGCGATCGTCATGTTGAGGGTGGCGCCGCCGGTCGTACCATCACGCTGACCGGCAGTGAACCCGTTGTTCCACGTTCCGGCCGTGTCGCCGACCGGACCCAGCGTGGCGAAGAACATCAGCGGGAAGAAGTTGTCGACTCCTGGGCCATAAGGACTGCAGGTTAGCGCAGTGCCGGAGTTCTGGGATCCTTCTGCGTCTGACCCCAGCGTCGGGTCGTGGGGATTTGCCGGAACTTGCGACAGACGTCGCGCGCAGACGGCCCCGGCGAGGGGTGGTATCGACCACGTCACGACCAGCGACCCGGTGCCGGCCGTCATATTGGCGAGCGAGAACAGCAGCAGCCCTGTGTTGCTGCTGAACGAGCCTCCGTAGGCGCTGCGGTCGACGAGCGAGATCCCGTTCCACTTCGCCGTGGGCGGCGATCCTCCGAGGTCGGAGGCGATCCCGCAAATCAGCGCCTCGCCGGTCGCGAAGGTGAGTGCCGGAATCGTCAGTGTCGCGGGGTCGAAGCCCTTGGCGATGCCGAGCGCCGCGCTGGTGGGCGGAATCGCGGGCGCCCCACCGCCACCAGCCGTGAAAACCACCTTGCCCTCGACCGGCTTGATGTAGCGGCAGCGCGGGCACCGACCGCCCTGCACAGGAGCTCCGCAATACCGACAGGTCTCGGGCCACGACGTCACGCCTTCACCCCCTCGAGGCCGTTCTCAGTGACGACGCCCCAGTCGTGCGGGCCCTTCTCCGGGTCACCGCTCGAACACCAGTAGTCAGCACCGACCGCGGGACGCCCGTTCGAGATGTCCTCGCATGAGAACTGGAGCGGGGCTCCACAACGGCATTTCTTCTTCCAGGACATCTGCCCGCCTAGTCCCTCACCCAGATGTCGTCGAGCACCGAGCGCACCGCAAGGTGATAGCCGGGCGGCGGCTGGTGGGTCCCGTCGCGGTCTTCGCAGACGATGATCTTGGGCTTCCAGCGCTCGATGTCGAACCCCTTGAGCACCTCGAGCTCGTAACCCTCGACGTCGATCGAGACGTAGTCGAGGCCGGGGAATCCGGCCTCCTCGACCAACCGATCGAGGCGCCGAACGACAGTCTGTACCGTTCCCATAGGGGACGCATCGTTCCCGTATCTCGGGTCGATCACCAGCCCGGAGGCCGATGGATACGGATACCCGCCGCAGTAGGTGAACGGCGCCTGTTCGATGTCCTCCGCGCCGCAGGCGGCGACTCTCCACAGCTTCCGGTATTTGCGGCCGTCCTCTTCCAGCAGGGGGTTGGCCTCGATGCAGAGGACATTCCAGCCGGCGACCTCCAGCCAGTGGGTGTTGCTGGCGAAGATCCCGTCGTTGGCCCCGACATCCACGGCGTAGCCGAACTGGGGGAGGACGTCGAGCAGGTTCTCGACGATCCATCGGTCGTCGCCCATGTCCGACCTGAACTCTGGATAATCCTTGAGGATCACGCTCGCATCCTTTCCAGCACTCGCTCAACGACCCGGTGCCGTTCGTCGATGCACCACCGAATGAACTCCGTGGCGTCCGCCTTGTAATGCCAGTTGTTTGCCGATGGGCGCTGCTCGTGTTCCATCATCATCTCGTGCTTCTTGGCGTAGACGATGTTCGTGCAGTCCCCGAGTAGCTCGATGATCCCATCTCCGCAGTAGTGGAAGTTCTGGGGGTAGAAGTACCACCCCACCGCGTCGACCCATTCGCGCGAGACCCACATGAAGTTCGCATAGTCGTGGTTGTTGTGCGGTGCCGACACAACGCCGATGCGATTCCTCATGTTGTCGACGGTCTTGATGAGGTACTCGTCCCAGCCGTGAACTGAGAAAACGCAGTCGTCAGGCACCACGCCGTAAATCCGTAGTGGCGCTCGATACCAGTTGATTATGTGGTTGGACGCGGCCACTGGGCCAACGCGCTTACCGCAGTGCATGATGACGCGCTCGCTGGGATCGCCGGACTCTCGTCTGATCGTGGTTCGGTCCAAGTATTCAGTGGCATAGCGTATGCCGGAGTTCTGCATCGCCTTGCCGTAGAGCCCGGACTGATCGTTGTCGACATAGAGGATGGCCCGAGCGCGCTTCGAGGTCAGGAGGACCGACTTCAGCATCTCGACGCATGCCTCCGGCCGATCGCGCGTAGGGCAGACGACCCCGATCTCTGGTTCAGTCATCAGCGCTTCGCCCTCGTCGGTCGCTTGCGGGGCACGAACGTGGCGTCGTGCTCGTAGGCACGCAGCAGTCTCAGTTGCGCGTCGGCCTTGTCCTCGGTGGTGTCCTTCGCGTGCATCTTGCCGCTCTCCGCGTTGACCACCGAGTAGCTGCCGTCCTGGTGGCGGATCTTCTTGTAGGGCATGGCGGGCTACTTCTTCGCGACCTTCTTCATCGCCTTGGTGACGACCTTGTGGAGGGCCTCGTCCTCCTTCTCGGCCTTCTTGAAGGCCTTCTTCTCGGAGATCTTGCCGCCGTTCTCCTCCTCGTCGTCGTCTTCCTTCTCGTCGTCGTCGTTCTCGACCGGCTTGCGGGACTTGATCTGCGCGCGGGCCATCGGGCCTCCGGTGAAAGTGGCCGGCGGATCAGCTGCAGGAGGCCGCACCCCCGCGACCGGGGAATCCGCCAGCCGGAAGGGGTCCCCGGCTGCTGCGGAGCCTACGACTCGCCGCGCATCCAGCGCAAGATGACCTTGTTCGCGGCGATGATGTTGGGGCGGTCGATCTGCTCGAGGATCTCGTGGGCGCGGGCACGGTCGAGCGGGTCACTGTACTGACCGAGCGGGGCGCTCGGCGGGACGACCTTCCGCAGGGCGCGGCGCTCGCGGTTGCGCGCGACGGAGCGCTCGCGCCTCCGCTTCGCCACGCAGTCGTCATGGCCGACACTGCGCGAGTTCCGCATGATGTAGGACCTGCCGCAGATCTGACACTTGCTCGGGCGGCGATTGAAGGCCATCAGCGCTCCACGCGCCGGGCGTGGCCGAGGTTCATGCCGACGCCGGCAATCTTCACGGTGACGAACAGCCAACGATGGCGGGGACAGGCAGAGAACTGGAAGTCCATGTGCCAGCGATCATGGTCGGTGAAGACCGAGAACCACCAGTCGCCGAACTCCCACTCCTTCACGCGACCTCCGGGAAAAAGAAAGGGGCGCTGCTGGGATTTCTCCTGCATGGGCCGCACCGTCACCTTGAGGGATGGAGAAGGCAGGCGGTGATGGAGGTGCAACTATGCCCTCGGCCGACGCCCCGATTGTACTACCGCGTGAATCCCAGCGAACCTCGGACCGCCGCGGCGACACCCTCACCGATCTCGCCGAGCGACGGCTGCTTCACCGGGCCGAACTGCTTGTCGAAGAACCCGCACGACTTGATCGCCGCGCGGATCTTCTGCTGCGTGATGATCTCGGCCGCCTTGAACGCCCCGTCTGGAGTTGACCCGACGTACTCGCCGTTGTGGAACCAGTGCGCGGCCCTGTCGGCGCCCCGCTTGAACACGAGGTCGACGCCCACGTCTACCATTTCTGGCGGCGGCTCCGTCGGGTCATGCTGCATCTGCGCCGCGTATGCTATCTGCGGCGCCGTCGAGAAGTTCGCCATCTGCTGATCGACGAGCGCCCTCGCCCGTGAAGCGGACAGGCATCCGGTGGTCGTGGTCGGATAGTTGTCCCAGCGCGTGCAGTTGCTGGTCGTGTCCCAACTGATATGCGGGGACGTCGTCGCTGCCATCCCCGTGACGGCGGCGTGTCCATATGTGAATGGCTTGAGCATCACCAATTTACGGTACTCCCGGTACACGTCGTCGTACCACTTGGAGTCCGCCACGTCTTGCGGCGACGGCGTCGTAGGCGGTGCCGCGGGTTCGCCTACGACGTAGGAGGGAACTGACGGACGTGCGCCTTGAGGGTGGAGCCGTCGGTGGTGTTCATCTTCTCGCCGGTGCGGCCGGCGAGGATGGCGATCGCCGAGGCGTTGTCCTTGGCGCAGACCGCGGTCGGCGGGACGAGCAGCGTCTCCTCGGCGCCGGACTCCTGGGCCTTGATGGACGGGACGAGCGTGAAGGCGACTTCGAACAGCGGCATGGTGGACCTCCGTGAAAGGGTGGGTGCTGCGGGCCGCAGTTGTATGTTTCGCCGGGTCGCGACACCGGTCGCGCCACCCGCAGCGCTGCGGACACTAGCAAGACGTCGGGTATCACGCAAGGGTTCTTTTCGGACTTGACTGGGGGTGGGCCGGGGCGTAGGTTGCGCGGCGCGAGGACGGATGTTCGGCTGAGAGTGGTGCCCGGGGTAGGGTCCGTCCTCGCAGACTGGCTCCTACCGACCTACCCGGCGCCACTCTCAGCCGTTTTCGTTTCGGAGAGCCCGCCATGTCCAGGGAAGGACCGCCGAGTTTCCAGTTCTACCCGCGCGACTGGATCGTGGACACCCGGAAGCTGACCCGTGACCAGCGCTGCCGCTACCACGACGCCCTGTGCGAGTCCTGGGTGTCCGGCTCCTACGGGGTCGCCGCGGAAGACCAGTGGCGCGACTGGCTGGACTACACGCCCGAGCAGTGGGATCTCGAGCGGTCGGCGTTCGTTCGCCTGTTCTCCGTCCGGGAGGATGGGCAGTGGGTCCAGAAGCGGATGGTCGAGGTCCGCGAAGAGCAGTTGCGGCGGTACGAGCGATCGCAGGCCGGGGCGGAGCTGACCAATCAGCGACGGTGGGGCGATCGGGTAGCGATCGGTGAGCGATCGGGCGGCGGTCGCAGTGCGGTCACCCCTGCCTCTGCCTCTGCCTTTGCCTTAGAGAATCTAAACACTAACCCCCCCTCCCCCCTTGAACCGGCTCCCTCCGGTCGCGATGGTGTTCCTGTCAGGAGAAAGTCAAGGAAACCACCCCCTGAGCACCCTGACTTCCCGGCGTTCTACTCCGCCTACCCCCGGCACGAGGCGCCCAGGAGGGCAGCGAGTGCCTTCGCCCAGGCGCTGAAGCGCCACCCGAGCTACAAGGGGTCGGACCTGATCCAGGCGGCGGAGCTCTTCGCCGGCGAGAAGGCGGGCAAGGACCCCGAATTCCTACCCTATCCGGCGAGCTGGTTGAACGCCGACAGTTTCCGCAAGTACTTCGACGAGGAGGAGCCCGATGTCGCGTGAGGTGCGGTTCACCGAGTACGTCCGCCGGCCGGAGGCGGGGCCGGGGCATGCGAAGATCCTGGTGCTCGAGCAGCCGGATGGTGGGCTGGCGCTGATCGCCGAGACCGGCGAGGTCCAGTGCTACACCCTCGACCGGATCCCGTTCGCGATGCGGCAGAGCCGCTTCGCGTCCCACTACCAGCGGGTCGAAGGTGAGT